AGACTTTGTGACAGAATACGAAGCTGACAAGATCATCGAGGCACTTGCTCCAGAATCGGTGGAGGTGATGATTAAGGCCGGCATTGATCGCGGGGTCAGGGATTGGTAGACTTTAAATACAAACCTGACGGGGACGTGCTAAAGAATTTCATGAAGGACGACACTTTCTTTCGTGGGATTCGCGGTCCTGTTGGGTCTGGTAAGTCTGTTGGTTGCTGCATCGAGGTGTTTCGCCGCGCTCTTGGCCAGAACAAAGGGCCAGATGGCATACGAAAAAGCCGCTGGGCTATCATTCGTAACACCAATCCACAGCTTCGCACCACCACAATCAAGACTTGGTTAGACTGGTTCCCCGAAGAGGACTGGGGAAAGTTTACTTGGTCTGTTCCGTACACTCACCACATTAAGAAGGGCGACATTGACCTTGAGATTATCTTCCTTGCGCTTGATCGACCCGAAGATGTTAAGAAATTACTCTCTCTGGAGCTTACGGGCATCTGGATCAACGAGGCTCGCGAGCTTCCGAAGAGTATTATTGATGCCTGTACGATGCGCGTGGGTCGTTTCCCTTCTATGCGTGATGGCGGTCCTACTTGGACTGGCGTTATTGCCGATACCAACGCTCCCGAAGAGGATCATTGGTGGCCGATTATGGCTGGTGAGGTTCCAATCCCAGATCATATACCGCGTGAGCAAGCTAAGATGCTGGTCACTCCAGAAAACTGGCGTTTCTATACCCAACCTGCTGGAATGGAAGAAGTACGCAACGAAGAAGGCGAGCTAGAGGACTACGTTCCCAACAAATCCGCTGAGAATCAAGCGAACATGATGAAGAGTTACTACCCTAACTTGATTCAAGGTAAGACTAAGAGCTGGATTGATGTGTATGTAATGAATAGGCTCGGCCATATCCAAGATGGAAAGCCTGTATACCCTATGTTTGCTCCAGATGTTCACGTTGCCAAGGAAGAAATCCCTGTCGCCGCTGGCGTTCCACTATATGTGGGCGTTGACTTCGGGCTCACCCCCGCTGCTGTATTTGGGCAGAAGGTTCGCGGTAGATGGATGCTACACTCTGAGATTGTAGCTATTGATATGGGTATTGTTCGCTTTGCGGAGGTGATGCGCAATGAACTAGCTACCCGTTTCGCTGCTGCTGGCGAGGTTATCATCTATGGTGATCCCGCTGGTGACTTTAGAGCGCAGACTGATGAATCCACTCCCTTTCACATCCTTCGCGGTGCTGGTTTGAGAGCGTTCCCCACGCATTCTAACTCTGTTGACCTTCGACTTGAGGCTGTTTCCTCCCAGCTAACGAAGATGGTCGAAGGCAAGCCAGCACTTTTGATTGATCGACGCTGCCCTACTCTGATTAAGGGTTTTGAAAGCGGATATGCCTACAAACGCATGGAAGTTTCGGGCGAACGCTACGCAGATAAGCCTGATAAGAACATGTTTTCTCACGTCCACGATGCCGCACAGTATTTATTCTTAGGTGCAGGTGAGGGTCGTGCTCTAATGAACAGCCAGAAACCTGCGCAGACTGTGGTGGCCAAGCGAGACTTTGATGTGTTTTCTAAGCGCAGCAATACTCAAAGACGCCAAGGTCTGTGGTCACGCATGTAAGTTGTGCGTTGAACCACACCACCCATCTGTGCATACGAATGAATTAATAGGAGATTTACTATGTGCATGAAGCCAAAACGTGATCCAGCAGTAGATGCTCAGCTTGCAGCGCAGGCTACTAGAGCAGAAGAGCAGAAAGAAGTAGCAGCCAAAGAGACTGCGGCCCAGAAGGAAAGCGATATTCAAGCTGGGATAGAAGCTCAAGCTGGATTGTCGGGTGGTCGTGCATCGCGTGGTCGCCGTTCTTTAATATCATCCTCCCTCGGCGGCATTGGTTTCTATAGCAGGTACAAATAATGGATAATGGTTCTTACGGTGACGATCCTACTGCTCAGAAGTACATGGAGCGGTACGAAAAAGCTAAAGCATTGCGTGAAAACTTCGTTCCCTTGTTCGAAGAGTGCTATGAGTATGCGCTTCCACAGCGTGAGTCCTTCTATTATGAAACAGTAGGCCAGCGCAGAGATGATAAAATCTTTGACGAGACTGCTGTTGTGGGTGTGCAAGAGTTTGCGTCCCGATTGCAGTCTGGCATTGTACCTAACTATGCTCGATGGGCTGACCTGACCGCTGGTTCTGAGATTCCAAAGGAAGAGCGTGACGCAATCAACAATGACCTCGATGATGTCACCGAGTATGTGTTCGAGGTTTTGCAAAACTCTAACTTCTCTCAGGAAGTGCACGAATCCTTTATGGATTTGGCTGTAGGTACAGGCATATTGGCCTGCGAAGAGGGTGATGCACTACAACCTATACGTTTTTCTGCGATTCCTTTGCCACATGTGGTGCTGGATACAGGTCCAGACGATAACATCGACCACGTTTTCCGCGAGCGTAAGAACATTCGCTTCGATCAGATCGCAATTCTGTACCCAAAGGCCACATTGCCTAGCAAGATTGTGGATCGTGTGTCCCGTGGTGGTGGTCAGACAACTACAATCCTAGAGGTTGTGTGCCGTGACTATGATCGCCGCAACGAAGAGGCATACTACAGCTATGCTATCTGCACGACAACTAAGTGTGTGATATATAAGCGTCAAATGATTGGCACTGGTTCTAATCCGTTTATCTGCTTCCGCTGGTCTAAGTGTGCGGGTGAGGTCTACGGGCGTGGGCCACTACTTAACGCATTGTCTGCTATCAAGACTACCAATCTTACCATCGAGCTAATCCTTGAGAACGCGCAGATGGCTATCTCTGGTATTTACCAGATGGAAGATGATGGCGTTGTAAACGTGGATACAATTCAGCTTGTGCCAGGGACTATCATTCCTAAAGCTATGGGTTCCGCAGGTTTGCAGCCTATCCAAGCGGCTGGTCGCTTCGATGTCGCGCAACTTGTACTGAATGACATGCGCCTCAACATTAAACGTGCGCTGTATAACGATATGCTTGGCGATCCTAACCGCACACCAGCCTCCGCAACCGAAGTTGCAGAGCGTATGGCTGATCTTTCTCGCCGTATGGGTTCTGCTTTTGGCCGACTCCAAGCCGAACTGGTGCAACCTGTGCTTCAGCGCGTGGTTTACATCTTGCGGAAGCAGGGTCGTATTGAATTGCCTACGCTTAATGGTCGTGAGGTTAAGGTGCGCTCTGTTTCTCCACTAGCTCAGGCGCAATCTAACCAAGATATTAGCTCTGTTGCTCGATTCTTGGAGCTTGTTCAAGGTACGTTCGGACCAGAGATGCTTAACCTTTTGGTGGACAGTGAGGAGACTGCCGTTCACCTAGCCAAAAAGTTTGGTGTACCTGATAGCTTGATTCGTGACGCAGAACAACGTAAGCAAATAGCTGCAATGGCGCAGCAACTTGCACAGCAACAACAAGCTATGCCCCAACAGGAGCAAATGATTGAGTAATCCACTACCAATTGGCGTTGATGGGTACGGTCGGCCAGTACAAACCGACAGAGAAATCAGCGCAAACGTCGCTCAGGTGTTTGAATCTGCTACGGGTAAAGAGGTGCTGCGTTACTTGCGGTCAATTACTATCGAGATGGTGAATGGCCCCAACGTAACCAACGAGGAACTACGACACATGGAGGGCCAGCGATACTTGGTTGGCCTGATCGAGCGTAGAATCCAAAGTGCACATAGGAAAAAAGCATGAGCGAAAGTCTGACTCAGGATAACGTAGCAGAAGGAGCAGATGCTCCAGTAGATGCGCCCGCAGATACACAGACAGCAACAAGTACTTCTGGAGATCGACCAGAGTGGTTGCCAGAAAAGTTTAAATCGCCAGAAGACTTAGCAAAGTCATACAGTGAATTGTCTCAGAAGCTGGGCGCTAAAGAAGATGACATCCGTGAGAAGCTAAAGGCGGAGATGGAAGCGCCAAAAGAGGGCGTACCAGATACGTCGGGTGATTATCAGCTTCCAGATTTTATTGATGATGAGACTGCCACTGACAATGAAGAGCTAAGAGAGTGGGCTGAATACTCCCATGAGCAAGGCTTTACTCAGGATCAGTTTGCAAAAGGTCTTGAGATGTATGCCGAAGCAATGAACTCAGGCATGCCAGACCTAGAGGCAGAGACGCAAAAGCTTGGTGACAATGCAAATGCTCGCATTGAATCTGCTTCTTTGTTTGCTAGTAAGTTTTTTCCAGAAGAGACTATGGGTGCAATAGAACGCCTATGTGAAAGTGCTGATGGCATCATCGCCCTAGAGCACATCATGGCACAGTCTCAGGAGCCATCTGTTGCGGAAATGGGTGATCGTCCAACGCAAATTACTACTGATAGTCTCCGCACTATGATGCTGGATGACCGCTATCACAGCCCAGCGCACCGTGATCCTGCCTATATCAAGATGGTAGAAGACGGGTTTAAGAAACTATATGGCTAATGCCATACTAAACAGTAGAGATTTGTCGCTTGTCTTGTTTGACGAGCGGCATGTCCTACCGTTTTTCCTTACGGCCAGTGAGGAAACGCGACATGAGATGAGCGAGATATATGATGCTGATCTCCTTGAGCAGCTAAACGCTTTGGTTGGTGATGCTGATGTTTTTGTTGTGGAAAAAAATGGCCAGCCACTTGCCATATTGGGATTGGAGTACATTTCAAATACCGAAGGATTGTTCTGGTGTTTATTCGCCGAGGGCATGAAGGATAACTGGGTGTCATTCATACGCGCCTCACGCGGATTGATTAACTTCCTTCACAATCACTATCCAAAAATATCTGTAGATACTTGGATTGGTAACGATAAAATTTGCCAATGGCTAAGCTGGCTTGGTTTTGAGTCTCAGTTTATCACTGAAGATATTAACAGTAATAAGTTTGTGCATTTTGTGCGTTGTAATTCAGACACTAAGAATGTTTACAATCTGTCATCACGGCCCGTACTGCACTGAGAGGCCCTTTTTGGACACCCTCGATGATGCCGCAACGCGGACACCCACGATACCCTGACGCAATTTTAACTTTTAGGAACCTTGAAAATGGCTAATACAATTGACCAAGCCTTCATCAAGCAGTTCGAATCCGATGTGCACATGGCATATCAGCGCATGGGTTCGAAGCTGCGTAACACTGTCCGCACGGCAAACGTGACTGGTACAACTACTCGCTTCCAAAAGATTGGTGCTGGCGCTGCCTCCACTAAATCTCGCAACGGCGATGTAACTGCAATGGAGCTGGTACACACCAACGTCGAAGCAACCATGGCAGACTTCTATGCTGCGGAATACATCGACAAACTCGACGAGTTGAAGATCAACATCAACGAGCGTCAAGCTATTGCTGAATCTGCTGCTTCGGCCCTTGGTCGCAAGACTGATGAGATTCTGACAGTTGCTCTTGATGCTGGTGCTAACGCTACTCAGATCGGTGATACAGGCGGCGCTATCGACAAAGCTGACCTGCTTACATTGTTTGAGACATTTGGTGCAGCGGATGTTCCAGAAGATGGCCAGCGTTATGTTGCTATGTCACCTGCTGGCTTTGCAGACTTGTTCAACATCGACGAGTTTGCATCGTCTGACTATGTTGGTCCGCAGAACCTTCCGTTTGCTGGCGGTATGACAATGAAAGAGTTCTTGGGCTTCAAGTTCTTCTCAACGTCTGCTGTAGCTGGCGGTAAGAACTTTGCTTACCACACACGCGCTGTTGGCCTCGGCATCAACTCTGATGTTCAAACTGAGATCAACTACGTACCACAAAAAGTATCGCACCTTGCGACATCCATGATGTCTATGGGCGCAATCGTTATTGATAGTAACGGCGTGTACGAAGTCCTCGACAACAACTAAAAAGGAAGGGGGGGTCTAAGCCCCCCCTAACTATTATGGCATCAACTGCAACCAACTCACCACTCGACATTTGCGCTAGGGCTTTGGTTCTTATTGGAGCCGAACCCTTAACTTCGTTTGAAGACCAGACAACGGAAGCACTCGTTGCTGCTAACATGTATGAGGATGTTGCTCGCTCATCTTTGCTTAATACACGTTGGCGCTTTGCTACAGACCAAGCCGTTCTTAACCGCTTATCCGCTGCTCCGACTGGTCGATACGATGCAGCTTATCAGATTCCCTCCGCTACGCTTATGGTTCACGCGGTTACGGAAAATGATTACCCGATTGAATATCAAAAGTACGGCGATAAGATTTACTGCAATGCTAGTGAACCGTCTGTACTGATATGCGATTATACTTTCCGTGTCCTTGAGGTTGACTGGCCAGCGTACTTTGCTCTGGCCGTTCAGTTTTCTATGGCCTCAATATTTGCAACATCTATTGCCCGTGATGCTTCTCTAGCAAATTTGTTTGAAGAGCGTTCTCGCAATCAGATGACCAAGGCTCGCACTCTTGATTCGCAGCAGCAGACAACGCGCAAGCTCAACACATCTAGGTTTATTGCTGAACGTCGGAGTTACTAATGCAAAAGGTTCGGGTTCCAATCAGTAGCTTCCAGTTTGGGGAGGTGAATCCGTCTTTGCTTTCTCGGACGGACAGCGCGGTTTACACAAACTCTGGTCAGCGTGTGGAGAACTTTCTCATTCGCTCAGAGGGTGGTGTAAAAAAACGTGGCGGCTTTCAGAACGTCGGTGCCCTATCTAACATTACTTACGATGCAAGCAAGACTGTGCAAGCTAGAGCACTGCCCTTCATCTTCTCTGATGACGAAGAGTATATCATTGTACTTCAAAATGCTCGCGTGGCTATTTACCAGATTAGCCCTACTACTGGCGCTGTATCCCTAGCAACAACACTTACTCAGGATGTAGACTCCGCCGCACTTCCGTTCGATGAGGACTACCTGCACGAATACACCTACGCTCAATCTGGTGATGTGATGTTTATCTGTCACCCGCTGTTTATGCCCCGCATGATTAGACGCACTGGAGGGACCACGTTCCAAGTAGAGACGTTTGCATTCCTACAACGTGCCGATGATAGCTACACATTCCAGCCGTACTACACGTTTCAAGCGGCAGGGACTACGCTATCCTCATCTCTTACCACAGGTAATGGATCAACGCTTACAACCAGCAATAACTTCTTTGTTGCCGCTCATGTTGGTACGCGCCTTCGCTACCACAACTCAGAGATTCTAATTACCGCTGTGGCAAATGCTACATCTGCTACTGGCAATATTGTTAAGACGCTTGTGCAGAATTTAATCTTTAATGCGCTGCGCTCTGCTGATGGAAGTGATATCGTTACCGTCACTCATATCGACCATGGCTTCTTGGCTGGTGACAGCATAACGATTGAGAATGCTTCTGCATTTGGCGGGCTTAGCTCTGCTCAAATCAATGATACTTATTCCATTGAGGATATTATTGACGAGAACACCTACACCGTTGATATAGGTCATACTGCAACAGATGGTGTTGATGGTGGCGGTTACGTTAGAATTGTAACTGGCGCTGCAACCTTATCTTGGGCTGAGCAATCTATCTCACCGTATCGAGGATACCCTGCGGCGGTTACTTTTCATGAAAACCGCTTCGTTCTCGCTGGCACTCCTTCTCAGCCTGACACCATATGGATGAGCAACTCCGCTCAATACTTTAAGTTTGATGAGGGTGATGCAGACGCTTCTGACTCAGTGCAGCTTACCTCTGCTACTGGTGAGGTAAACCAAATCCGCCACCTTCTTTCCAACCGTGACCTGCAAGTATTTGCGGCTACTGGTGAGCTTCTGGTAAGCACATTGCAAAGCGGTCCACTTACACCGACCAATGTAAAGATTGCTAAGCAAACTCCGTTTGGATGTAACTATGCTTCTCCGTCTCAGCTTGATGGCGGGACTGTGTTTATTCAGCACAACGGCGTTATTGCGCGTGAGTTCCTATACTCAGACAGTGAAGCTGCCTACACATCACAAGCCATCTCTAGCTTGGCACCGCACCTGATTAAGCGGCCACATGACATTGGTGTGCTGCAAGGCGCAATCAATCAGAGTGAATCATACATATTCACGATCAATGATGATGGCACTATCTCTGTGTTTAACTCGAACAGGGGTGAGCAAAGAGCAGCGTGGACTGAGTTCACATCTCCTATATCTTTCAAGTCACTTGCTGTCGTGGATGATAGAGTGTTTGCAACTGGCACCTTTGTTGATGGTGGTGGTGCAAATTCTTACGTTTTGGTTGAGCTAACTGCTGACTCCAACTTGGATGTATCCAAGACATACTCAGGTACTGCTGGCGTCTTTGATGTGAGCGCAGACTTTGAGGATGGCATTACTCTTAGTGTTGTAAGCGGAACAAATTACTATGGTGATGTTGTTGTCGCAAGCGGTGAGGTCGATGTATCTGGAATTGATGCAACACTTACCAGCGCAGAGATTGGCATAAAGTTTGGTGTAAACCTGACCACCAATCCAATCGACGTTCGGCTTAGTGCTGGCCCATTAACAGGTTTGCCACGCACACTTGGAAGTGTAATTGCAGATGTGGTTGATACTCTTTCTATGGATGTTAATGGCACTCGACTAATTATACGAACGACAACCAGTGACCTTAGTGCTGAACGTACTGCGGTTAGTGGAAAGAAAGAGTTCCGACTTCTTGGGTACAATCGCGACCCACAAGTAATAATCACTCAGCCAGAACCTTTGTCGCTACAGGTTAACGGTCTTATCGCGGAGGTTAGTTTCTAATGTCTTTAGTAGCTATGGCAATCAGTGCATACTCTTCTATTCAAGCTGGTCGTGCAGCGGCTGGCTCTGCTGAGCAACAAGCTGAGCAGATGGAGATTGACCGCCAAATGCAAGCGGTCCAAGCGCAACAGCAATCCCTTGCTCGCGTTGAGCAGTACGAAGCAGACATGTCTATGAACGATGCTATCTTCGCAATGGCTGGCCGAGATGTATCGGATCGCAGCATTAAGGCGTTTCAACGTGCTGAGGCTAAGACTGTTCAGAAAGATATTACTCGTGGCTTTGCCCAGTCTGAGATGGAGCAGGGTCGTACACTAATGCAGGCGGCTGCTGAACGCGCCAGAGGTAAGGCTGCAATGAAAGCAGGACTTCTACAGGCTGTGAGTACAACGATTGAAGGCATTTCCGATGCCGTAAAGACAGCAAGCTAGGGGGCAACATGCCAGTAATTCGTCAGAAACAAAGTGTAGTAAACTCCCCAGTCGGTGTAGCTCGTATTGATACGGGCGAGTCACAACTGTGGCAGCAGGTTGCTCAAACAGCAGATACCATTCGCGGCATTGTCGTTGAGGATGCAGCGAGAAAAGCAGAGATCAAAGGGGTTGATGTAGCAAAGGCTGTTGAGACTGAGCGCCTGATTACAATTGATCCCGAGTCTGGTAAGCCAGAAGCTCTTAAAATCCCAGAGGGTTTTGGGACGATTGCGGCTGATGCCTATCGCAGTGTAGTAGATCGCCGTTTTGAAGACTCGATGGATGGCGAGCTTCGTCTCAAGGCTAAAGAATTGGCAGCAAAGCATAGCTTCAGCCCAGAGGCTTATGGCACAGCAATGAGCCAGTACATTGAGTCAATGAGCGATAACGCTGTTGGCAAGTACAAGCAATTTGTTGTTGAGAACGGCACTAGATACCTTGCGGCTACTAAAGCTAACTTGCAAGAGAAGGCGAGATCGCGTGCGCGTGCTGCTAATGCTAACGCTATTGCATCGTCATTGGAAAAGGGTGTTAGCTCTGCTTACTCTCTAGCTTTGACGGGTAACTTTGAAGGCGCTGCTCTTCTTGGTGAGCGTGAGATTGGCAATGTAACCAATGGCACTCGCGCTGGCCTTCTTAAATCAAACGCAGCCGTCAAGGCAGCGGCCCAGCTTGATGAAGGAATTGCTAAAGGTGGCGTTGAGTATATTATTAGCAAGACTCAAACCTCTGCTGATCGCAACGCTGTAGACTTAGCTATCCGAACGCGTGGCAATAACATGGCTGGCGTTCCAGCGGAGCTTCGCGATGATGTTAAGAGGGTTATTAATCATATTAGCCCAAAGAACATTGAGGGTGTACTGCGTCACTCAAACGTAGTTAGTGCAGACTACAATGCTGTTGAGCGCGATATGATCGCAGCCAGCAAAGCTGAAGCTGAAGTAAATGCTCGCCGTTTAGAAATTCAACTTGGCAATAGTATTCCTGATGCTGGTACATACTCTTCTGATGTTGCCACTCGGGCTTTCGATTCAGACAACCCGTATGACATTGGTTCTGGCGTTGGCCTTGCAGTTCAAGCGTTTGGACAATTCAATACCGATATAAACTCTAGGTTCTTGGGCGATACATCTTACACAGAAGCGCAAAGAGATTCTGATCTTAAAGAGGTTCGGCAATCATTTCTGCGTCCGTTCTTAATTGAAGCTGCTGCTGAGGGTAACGCCTCTGAGCTTGCTGTTGCTATCCAAACGCGCAATCCAAAAGATATGGAGAACCTGACTCCAAAGCAGAAAGCACTTGTTTCAGCTTTAGATAACGTCCCAATTTTTAATCCGCTTGAGGATATGGGTTTTGTTACTACAGAACTGTCTCGCTCTACAAACTCCATTCGTGAATCTAGGGAGAAACAGAAGCTTGAATTTGAGCTAACTAACAAGGTAACTGCTCTTGGCGAGTCTGCTCAGTTTGGCGCTATGACTGACGATGCGTACACAGCCATGGAGAAGCGCATTAAAGACGCAGTAGGCGTTTTCATAACCCCTACTAAAGCTACGTCAGAACTAGCGCGTCTGAACCGTCAGAGAGCCTTTGGTGTGATAGAGATATTCTCCGCTGGTGTAAACTCTTCTGACTTGAATAACCTTGCAACTTACATTGACTCGCAAGGTAAGCGCACTGCTGGCATGTCTCCGTCAGTTATTGAGGCTGGCAATAAGATACTATCCATGACGAACGCCGATGATGTTAACGCTTTGACTAACAAGATTGGAGGACTAAGAGTAACGATTGCCAATCAAGAAGTTGCCGATCAAAAGGTCCTAGAGCTAGAGCAAAATGTAACTCGCATCCTTGGTGGCGGTGGTCGCCCGAATAGCACTAAAGATCAGAACATGATTCAAGAAATGCTTGATGAAAAGGGTATTGATTTGACTCAGTTCGAATCATTCTCAGATAATCAGAAGTCACAAGTCTACTCACTAATTAGGACCGTGCCACCTACCAGCTTGCTTAATAACCTTAATGACATTGCATCTGGCGTTGAGGTTCCAAGCTCAGAGGCTTGGTTAAATCTATTTGCCAGAATGGAAAGCGATATTACTTCTACAGGCGGTTCAATAAACCGCTTTGGAAATTCTCTAGGTGTAGGCACTGTAGAGTTTCTTAGAGATGTAAATCAAATCCGCATGACTATCGGTGGCAACGCAGGTGAAATTGCCCAGAAGCTGAGAGACATGCGCAGTGATCCCAAGTCAAAGATTAACTTAGATACTCAGCTAGAGAAAATGACTCCGACTGAATACGTCATGGATTACGCTTCGTCAGACCCAATAGTTGCTACTGAGTTAGCACCTGCCGTTGAGTACCTAGCTAGAACAGGTAAAAGCCAGTCTCAAATCAACAGCAGACTAGATACTCTTATCGACCAGAGGTATCCTAAGTCTGAGTTCATTGCCGATCCGAGGTTCCCAGTAGGCTCTATCAAGCGGTCACGCTATAGCTTTGCTGCTGTCTTCCCTGATGAGGGTGAGCGGGAAGCGTTTACCAAAGCCATAGAGAGCCAGCTTCCTGTTGGTTATTCCCTCTATGGTAATCAGATTAATCGCACTAATGCTAGTGCTTATGCTTCTGTTGTTATGTCCCAAGAAGAAATCGACGAAGGCTTGCTATCAACAGATACAAGGCAAGTTTACCTTGTGCCTGATGAATCTTCGGCTGGCGTAACTTACTATGCTTACTTTGTAGATGAGAACAAAGAGCTACAGCCTCTTATCTATGACAAGAATGGTGTTCGCACCTTCCCTGCCTTTGACAAATCTGAGACTGAACAGTATCGCATCCAAGCCGCTGCTGATCGTGCTGCTGAACTTGAAGAAAGTATGGATGTTCGTGAGAAAATGCTTAAAGCAGTAAGGCGCAGACCGGGCTTTCGCTCGCTTGAAGACGCCAACAGACAATTGATGGGACGCTAATATGAAGAACGCCTTTGATCTTGTTCGTGATATTGAGTCAGCCCCGTTACTTACTCCCACACAGAAACCAACATTTGGTGAAACTGTTGGGGCTTCACTGTCATTTAAGTACAGCCCTATCATTAATGAAATTCGAGGGGGTTCTGAGTTTGGCTTTGCACCACTGCCAGAAGAAAACTATGTAGCCCGTCAACATATTCCAGAAGACCTAAAGGCATACGGCACGTCACTACTGCGAGCAACAAGCCAGAAGCACATGGATTTTCTCTCCACTAATTTGCGCAATAGCTTACAAACTCGCGAAACATTGGCTGAGTCTGGTGTGTTGGCTCAGTTTGGTGCCGAGGTTTTTGATCCAGTCAACTGGATTGCTCTGCCTTTCTCTGGCGGCAAGACACTAGCTGGTGCTGCTATCCGCGGTGGCGTGTCCACTACCGCTGTTGTTGCTGGGCAAGAGGCTATTCGCTATCCGCTTGATCCTTTGGCTACACCAGAGGAGGTTGGATTTACGCTTGGCTCTTCCTTCATTCTTGGTGGTGCGCTGAATGGCTTGGTAACTATTCCTGCACGTCGCCGCATTGCAGCACAGGAAAGTGGCGCAGCAGAAATCAACAGACTGCGTGAGGCCATCGAGCCCATTGAGGGCGCGGAAATTGATCCAAACATTGCGCCAAGTCTCTTCACTGATTCTTGGCTTTATACTGCTGTGACTACGCCAATGAAGCGTGTGCTTACTGATTCTGAAATACCAAACTCGGTAAAGCTAAGAACCCTTGAGATTGCAAATGACTCTGGCATCTTGCTGGCTGCAAACAAGAAAGGCCAGAAGATTGGCAACTCTGTTTTCCAAAATGCAAAGCTGCATGAGGGTGAGTGGGTTGGTGTCTATGACGAGTTAATGGACGTGTGGGGCCAGTCTACTGGTGAGGGTGTACTCAGCCCACTAGATTACACATACAATAGAGCGTCCTTTGAAGACTGGATTACTGCTGTTGATGCTAAGGCTATGCGCAAAGCTGAGCCAGCAAACGATTTTGAAGCTCAGGCTATGGAGCGGTTGAACACTTTCTATGCAAATTGGGAAGTTCGTCTACGCGATGAGGGGCTAATTGGAAGCCAGTCCCACTACGAAAAAGTATTAGTTGACCGCGAGCGCCGCTTACAAACCGCACAAAAGAAGCTGGAAACAGCAAGAAACGCTGAGTACCGCGCACGTTTAGAGGCTCAAGTGAACCGTTATAGCGATGAGATTGATGAGGCTCGCCAAACAATTGAGGACCTAAAAGGTCAGGGGCCAATTACTCCACCCAATGAAGAGGTTTTCCGCCCTCGTTACTGGGATCGCGATGCAATCTCTGCTGATCGTGAAGGGTTTGCTAAGATTCTAAACAACTGGTTTACTGCAAACCCAAGCACATACGCTCGCAATGCCAAAAGCGGTAAGTATGAGCGCATTGATCTGTCTACAAACCCAGAGGCTATCTCTAAGCGCGTCGATGATATGATCGACAATCTTATGGGCGAGTCAGACCCGCTCAATCCAGACGCAACCTATTATGGCATGGGTAAGTCAAAGCACTTTAAGCACCGCGTCTTGGATATTCCCAATGAGTTGGTCTTGGACTACATGGTTCGCAATCCGATCAGTATTATGAAGGCATACGTTCAGCGTACAGGTTCTCGCTATGAGTTCTCTAAGAAGTTTAGCGGTGCATCTATCGACGATATTCTTGACGATACGTTTGTTGAGATGATGGAAACAGGTTCTACACCAGAAAAAGCCTATGCTACTATGAAAGATATGCGTCACCTGTATGACAGAGTGGCTGGTTCTGTGCTCAGGTCTCCAGATTCGTTTGACCAAAAATTAGGTAGCGGGATGCGTGACTTGGCGCAGCTAAACTATCTCGGCGCTGCTGGCTACGCCACTATTACAGAACCTGCTCGGATCATTATGGAGCATGGATTAGGTAGGAGTCTTCGCGGCCTCTTTACTATTTTGTCTGACGGTCAGTTGAAGATGGGCGCTGGTGAGTTACGAAAAGCTGGTGAAGCGCTTGAGAAATTAAATGGTAGCGCCCACCTTCGATTGGTTGATGATCTAAACAACAACCCACTTCGGGCTAGCTTTATGGACAAAGCTAAAGACGCATTTTACACACTGAATGGTCTTGGTCCGATTACTCGGATTATGAAAGACTTTGATGGGATGATGCGCAGTCATACTCTCATTGATTATTCTGTGCGTCTTACCCAAGGTAAAGCAACGAAGATGGAGCAGGAGTATCTTGCTCGATACAACATCGACGCTAATGACGCGCAAAGGATTGCCAATGCACCTTGGCAGAAATCTAAGTCTGGCTTCTACATGGCCAACACCGACGCTTGGACTAATACCATTGAGTTCCCCAGCACTACTGCTGAGGTGGTAAGTGGACCGACTGAATCATACGCTGCTGGTGGCCGCTACAAACCTGCGTTCTATCGAGAGTCTGAGAATAAAATATTTATTGACGAAGAGTACATCAAAGATGTGATGTGGCATGAGCGCGGTTGGGAAAACCCACGCGTTGAAGGCGTAAATCCTATCGAGAAGGGGATTATCAACAGCCCTGATGACTACGTGACATTCATTAAGATGCACGAAATCATGCACACAATCCACTCGGCGAAGTCTCTTGGCTTTGATAAGCGCACCAAGACAGGCAAGGCTGATTACGAAAACGCCATTAACGATCTAGCTACTGCTGAGATTAAGAAGCAAGCGCGGATAGACCCAGAGACAGTTAAGACATTCCGCAGTGCTCTTGCATCTGGCGTTATGAATACGATCCTCATGGGTACGCCTGCGGATAAGCCAATCATTACAGATGGTATCGTCTACATCCCAATGCGCGTTGCTGGTCAGTTTGGTATGAAAGAAGACGCGGCTTACAAAGGTTACGCTCGCATTGAAAATGGATTGCTGGGACTGCCCTTCCAGTTCTATAGCTACGCTCTCGCTGCGGTAAACAAAACAACGGCAGCTTACGGCCACGGCCAACTCAAGAGCCAGTACATTGGAACAGCAATCTCTATGGGGTTAGGCTATATGTTGCTACAAGTTAAGACGCCTGACTACATCGAGATGTCTCCTCAAGATCAGTTCGCTCGATCCTTTGATTACTCAGGTGTAGCGGCATTGTACTCTGACATGTTCTACACTGCGATGACTACAAGTCTTGCTCTGGGTGGCCCCAACATTACTGGCGGTGGATTGCAGCCACGATTCCCGCAAGAGCCAGACGCTATTGATGCTGCTACTGGTGTTCTCGGTGCTGGCCCTAGTATCTCTACTGATATTGCGCGAGGAATGTACGAGATAACAACGGGCAATGTAGGTGAAGGAAGTAAGGAAGTTATTCGCAACCTTCCCTTTGCCCGACTGTGGTTTCTAAAGGGCAAGATGAATGAAATGACACGTATGCTTGAAACAGAACTAGACGATCCATCTGGTTTCGGGCGGTACTAATTGTGCGTTGTGGGTCGAATGGGTATTCGCCTAGTAAATACAAAAGAGGTTTCTTATGACAATCAGCATCCAGAATAACGATCCACGCATAAGCTACTCTGTGGCTTCGGGCGTCACGCAAACCAGTTTTACTATTCCATTTGATTTCTACAGTGACTCAGATGTGAACGTGTATATAGATGACGTTCTAAAAGTTATCACAGCAGACTACACGGTTTCTGGCGGCAGCGGATCAACAGGCACACTTACTATGTCTGTCACTGGAGCGTCTGGTACTGGGTCTACCGTTGTTATACTGCGCAACATTCCCTTGGATCGCACGACTGACTTCCCACTGTCAGGTCCGTTTAATATTTCCTCACTAAATACTGAGCTTGATCGCTTTATTGCAATCTCTGCTGACCAGCGGGATGGTCAGAATCAATCCATCACTGTGCCTGATGCTGAATCTTATAACATGGTACTACCAAAAGCCGCGGATCGCGCAGGTCGATTGGTTATCTTTGATGAGGTTGGTAATGTTGAGGTCGCAAGCGAAGCAGCAATAGGCAACATCATTGTCGGCGCAAACTTTATTACTGATGCGTTTACAGGTGATGGCTCAACTGTTGCTTTTACTCTAAGCGTTGCAGCAAACTCAAAAAACAATACTCAAGTGCATGTAGATGGGGTGTACCAGAACAAAGCTGGCTACAGCTTGAGTGGCGCTGTGCTTACATTCAGCGAAGCTCCACCGTTAAACGCTGCTATCGAGGTTGTGTCTGGTGACTCTATTGCTGAGGGTACCACTGGAAACTCTTCTGCTATTGATTACAATCAGGGCGGCACTGGTGCTGTAGATCGTACAGTAGAAGCCAAGCTGCAAGAGTTTGTCTCAGTCAAAGATTTCGGTGCTGTCGGTGATGGCGTGACGGATGACAGTGCTGCTATTCAGGCTGCTATTAGTGCTGCAACCTATGGAGTTTATTTTCCACAAGGTAATTACAAAGCTGCTGAAATACCTTTGAACAAGGGTGACTTTGTTCTTTATGGGCCAATGGCTTCAATCACAAATAACTTAGATGGAGCCAAGCATACATTTGTTGTTCGTGATGGTATAAACTTTAGGCGTTCAAAAGTTATTTTTGGTCAAGTAACAAACAAAGGAACTGCTGGTCATGTCTTCAGCATTGAGAATGGTGGGTTATCAGGCTGCACTATTGACATCACTGAGCTTCAACAAAACACTGTTGGATATAAAATTCTTACCAATGAAGTTGGTGGCACTGTTGTGGGTGCTAACATTGAGAACGATAACTCTGGACTTTTCTTTACTGACATCAAAGGAGGCCAATGGTCATGTTCTGCTTCTAATACTGCTGACAATCTTATTGATTGGTGTAGCAGTATAAATACATGTTCAGTAAATACTTTTGAAATAACTGACATACGCCCTCTTGGTTCTGGTCGATTTGCTAAATTTCATAGCACATCTGCATCAGGCGCAAGCTATAATCAAATTAAGCTAAAAGATGCTGGCGTTGAAAAATCCAACAATGGATTTCTGTCTTTGCGTGGTTGTTCAAACTCAGGCGTAGAGAATGTAGTTTTTTATGACATGGATGTAGCTAATCCAACTATTGATTCCTCACTAATTATATTCCGAGATGGTGCTGGTGGAACTGAAAGTGAAGGTGGTTATGCTACCTATGTGCAACGTAATGGCGGCACACTAAACACTGGCGTTTACGACATTGATTGTCTAAGCTCTCAAATTTACATGGAACGTATTGGCTCTCGTATTGCTGGTGATGGGTTTAAAGTAAATCTTAATGGATCAAGCAGTAACCGTGTGCTTGTTCAAGGTTATCAAAATGTAACATTCGATGATTACGATAATCGTTATGCAACAATTATTGACAAGTCTGCTGGCATCTTAACGCCGTACATCAATCCACAAAAACTTGTTATTGGAGACCGTTCAGAACGAACAATTGCAGCAGGTGAGGTTACTGCAACTGGATCATTCCATGAGATTGACACTCAAGGCGATGCGGCTTCAGATGATTTAGATACAATTAATGGCGGCGAGAATGGTATGACTTTGACTATCGTTGCGGCAAACAGTGCAAGAACTGTTGTCGCAAAAGATAGCACTGGCAACCTTCGTCTAAACGGTGACTTCTCATTAGATCATCAGAATGACACTCTCACTTTAATTTACAACGGCAGCCACTGGCTTGAAATAAGTCGTTCTGACAACCAAACATAGGGGTAGGATATGACTATCAAACAACAAGGCGGCATCTTTGGTCGCAACCCTAGCTTCAATGATCTTGAGGCAGAACAGGCAACGGTCAATGGCCAAGTAAATATTAAGTCCAACCGCCCACAAATCTTTCTACATGAAATAGATCGAACAGATAACAATGCTCGAATTGAAGTTACTGGTGATCTTTTAAGATTTTCCCAAGTTGATGATGCAAACAGTAATGTAGTGCCTCGTGTTACCCTTGAGATGGACACAGGAAATTTTACTGTTAATGATGGCAACCTTGTCATCGGCACATCAGGCAAAGGCATCGACTTCTCTGCCACTGATGGCACTGGCACAAGTGAACTGTTCGATGACTATGAAGAAGGTAGCTGGTCGCCCGTAGTTAATGCTTATAGTGGAACACCAACAACTTCTGGATACTACACAAAGATTGGCCAGCAAGTCACACTAGAAGGTTCTGTTCAACTTGACGGGACATCCGACGCATCTGTTGTAAGATTTAGTGACTTACCCTTTACGGTGGCCTCACCTTATATTGGTGGCGCATACCTTACCTACAACTCTGGTGGCGTAGCAGATGTTATTGTGAACATTGATAGCTCAAGCCGCCTTGAACTTAGAAATAGCTCAGGAACTCAGTTAAGTTTTAACACTATAGGTGTAAGTGCATTGCTTACCTTTGTCGTTTCTTACAGAGCAGCCTAGGAGAAAATAAATGGCACTAACTAAAGCACATAACCGAATGGTTGAAGGTGCAGTATCTAATGTCTTAGACTTTGGTGCTGTCGGTGACAATTCTAACGACGACACCACAGCAATCCAAGCTGCTATCAATGCTGCTGGTTTAGTTAATGGTGCTGTCTACTTCCCTGTTGGAACCTATAAAATTACTGCTGGCTTAGTCATTGGTAATACTGTTCGACTATTTGGTGAAACAACTGAAGGTTCTATTATTAGCAATACAACAAATGATGTTGTAGCAATTACTATTGATAGTGCATCTCGTTATGCAGATCGTTGTGTTATTGAAAACTTACGGATCAATCATGAAGCGGCAACCAAATATGCTGTTATAATTGGTAATGCTCCTTTTGCTTATCTTCAGAATGTTCGTATTGAATGTGCAGATACTGGTTATGCTGGTGTTTTGTTTGGCGATGAAGTGACACCTAGTGCAGCTAAAGGTGCCTATCTAGGCACGATGCGGCACTGTCGAGTGTGGGCATTTACGAACACGGGCATTCGTATAAACTCCACTGGCTCTCTTTGGCACTTCGACCAGTGTCATGTAAGCTCGACTCTTGCCTCAACTACAGGCTTACTTATTTCTAAAGAAGGTGTTCGTGTAACTGGTGGTCAATACGGTTCAGGACCAAACGGTATTCCTATCCACGCCTACAACTATGCGGGTGAGGCGCAAGGTCCGACTATTGATGGTTGCGTCATGGAAGACCCTAGAGGTGCTGGTGATTATGGGATTGTAATTGACGGTGCTAGTCCATTTGTGGGAACAAACATTGTTAATATCTCAGCAAACTTTTCTGCTTTAGCCACTCTGTCAACATTAGTTAAATTTGCTAACAGTCGTTATGGCAGACTTCTGTATCCTCGCATCGTTAATCCAACAGCCACCTCTGCTAGATTAGTTGAGTTTGATGGAGGTATTAGCAATGAGATTCATGTAGATTATCAAGCTGCAACTGCCGACATTGTTTACACTAGCGGCGTCAATCCAATTAAGTATGTAACGGGTATCGTTAGTCGGACTAACGTAGCTGATGTAACTACAGCAGCTGGGGTAACAACCGAAATTGTAGGTAATGTAACTGACCTGCCAACCGATTTCACACCCACTCACAACGGCACTCAATGGAATTTTGTCCACGCTGCATTGACTGACGACACTGCTACTAGCTTCACTCCTCCATCCACAATGGGTGTAGTCACTATTATAAATGATGATGAGCCATCTACCTTTGGAACAGTCTCGTATCGAACAGACACTCCATTAACTGCTTTGCTATCTGGTGGTGGAGATCTTGAGGTGACTACAGGTGCGCTAACAGGAACAACTGGCAACAATCTTAAAGTTACAGTTTCGGCTAATTCCGCAGATGGTAAAATTTACATTGAAGCTAGAAAAGGCTCAAGTAACATTACCGCTCTAATCCAATCCACTGTGTTTGGAGTTTAATGCGCTTCGTGCGTGGACAGTCCAGCTAAGGAGATAAAAATGGCTCTTACTAAAACAACTGCAAACGACAAGATCGAGGTTCTGCAAATGGCTTCGGGTTATCCCATTGTGCAGGTACGCACAGCAACCATCATTGCAGAGGATGACGTAGAGATTTCTCGTACCTTCCACCGCCATGTGCTGACACCTGATGCTGACCTCTCAGCAGAGGATGCTGATGTAGCAGACATCTGTGCTGCTGTGTTTACTGCCACAGCTAAGGCTGCATATGCTGCGGCTCAGGCTGAAGGTGTCTGAGAATGGATCGTCGCACAGTAACATCCGCTCATGAACGTATTGATGGCCTTGAGAAAGAGGTCATCGCTATAAAGACTGAGGTAAGAATCCAGTTCAAAGACTTGTTCAGCCGCGTTAAGCGCATGGAGGGCATCATGATTGGAGCCACAGCTTCCATCATTGCACTCTTGGTTGCTGTCTTGATGAAGATGTAACATGATTGATCCGATTACAGCATTTGCCGCCGCTCAGGCAGCCGTGTCGGCAATTAAGAAAGGCATCCAGCTTGGTAAAGATATCGGCGGTATATCTAACGATCTAGCAAAGTTTGCTGGGGCTGTGTCTGATTTAGACTGGGCGCATAAGTCTTCTGAAAATCCTCCTTGGTATGCCGTTCTGTTTGGCGGCAATGGGCCGAGCGCAATGGACATCTTCGCTAAGAAGAAACAAGCGGAGGCTCTTCGTGCGGAGATTAAACAGTACATCCAGTTCGGGTATGGGCAATCAGCATGGGAAGAACTTCTCCGCATCGAAGCCCAAGTGCGCAAGGATCGTCAGAAAACTATGTATCGCAAAGCGGAGATTAAGCAGACGATTCTGGAGTGGACTGTGGGTATCTTGGTTTTGGTATCAGGCATTGGTCTGCTCGGCGTGGGCCTTTATTTCATCGGCAAGCAACAGGAGAAATGGTAGTGGCAGGATTAATTGGAAAGCTATTCGGTTCTGGAGACGTGATTAAATCAGGCATTGATTTGATTGACAGCTTCCACACCTCAACTGAAGAAGAGATTGCGGCTAAGACGAAGGCCAAGGTTGACGTTATGAATGCCTACGCGCCGTTCAAGCTGGCGCAGCGTGTCATCGCGTTCTCATTTACAGGAGTATATCTTAGCTGCTTCGCCATGGTCTTAGGCTTTACCCTGATGGACCGCGTGGCTGACGCCGACAAAGTGCAGCGTGTGCTCGAAGACTTTCAGATCGGCTGGGCCATGATTGTTATTCTTGGCTTTTACTTTGGTGCTGGTGCGGCTGAAGGCTTCATGGAAAGGAAGAAGAAATGACTTTCAAACTATCACAACGCAGCCTTGATAAACTCAAAGGTGTAGACGAGCGTCTAGTTGCCGTTGCCAAAGCAGCTATCTGTCATACCAAGACAGACTTCGGGGTGATCTGCGGACTGCGCACCATCGAAGAGCAGCGCAAGCTGGTGGCCAAGGGTGCCAGCAAGACCATGAAGTCCAAGCACATCGAAGGTAATGCTATAGACCTGATGGCCTACATCGGTTCGCGTGGATCGTGGGAATTAAATCTGTATGACGACATTGCTGATGCTGTTCGCTTAGCAGCTATCGACGTTGGTGTGCCTATTTGCTGGGGCGCTGCATGGCATATCCCTGACATCCGTGAGTGGGATGGCACAATGGA